GATGTGCCAGAGGGATTAAAGAGTAAGAGGATTCTTGCACTTGACATGGGCGCATTGGTTGCTGGAACAAAGTTTCGTGGAGAATTTGAAGAACGACTAAAAGCGGTTGTTAAAGAAGTAACGGAATTGGATGGTGAAGTCATTTTATTTATTGATGAAATACACACCTTAGTTGGTGCTGGAGCTAGTGAAGGGGCTATGGACGCAGCTAATATTTTAAAACCAGCACTCGCCCGTGGAGAAATGCATGCTATTGGAGCTACCACATTAGACGAATACAGAAAATACATTGAAAAAGACAAAGCACTTGAACGAAGATTACAAACCGTAGTGGTGGGCGAACCAACCATAGAAGACACCGTATCAATACTGCGGGGATTACAAGAGAGATATGAAGTTCATCATGGAGTTAGAATTACTGATTCCGCTATCATAGCAGCAGCTGAACTATCTCACAGATATATTTCAGATCGTTTTTTACCAGATAAAGCGATTGATTTAATTGATGAATCAGCATCTAGATTAAGGCTGCAAATTGATTCCCTCCCAGAAGAGCTTGACGCCATTGAACGCCAAATTAGGCAGCTAGAAATTGAAAGGGAGGCATTGAAAAGAGAAAAAGATGAATCCAAAATTAAGGGAATCGAAAAAGAGCTTGCAAACCTAGAGGAATCTCGAAAAGCAATGCGGGTTCAATGGGAGCAAGAAAGAGACCTTATTCAAAAAGCTCAAGAATTAAAAAAAGCAATAGAAACAACGCGAAATGTGGCAGATAAGGCAGAGCGCGAAGGAAATTATGAAAAAGTAGCTGAACTAAGATATGGTACCATCGCTCAATTAGAAAAAGACTTAAAAAGTACACAATGTGCTATCGATGAGATGCAAGAAAAAAAATCGTTGCTAAAAGAAGAAGTTGATACAGAAGATATTGCTGAGATAGTTGCCCGATGGACAGGAATTCCAGTTACAAGAATGATGCAATCCGAGCGCCAAAAACTTCTACTATTAGAGGAAGAATTACATAAACGGTTGATTGGTCAAGATAAGGCAATTGAGGCTGTGGCAAACGCAGTAAGAAGATCGAGAGCAGGTTTGCAAGATGTTGATAAACCGATTGGTTCTTTCTTTTTTCTAGGTTCTACTGGTGTAGGAAAAACAGAGTTAGCACGAACCCTTGCAGAATATCTATTTAATGATTCGAATGCCCTTATTCGTATTGATATGAGTGAATACATGGAAAAACATTCGGTGAGTAGATTAGTGGGTGCTCCCCCAGGATATGTAGGGTATGACGAAGGTGGACAGTTAACAGAGGCGGCACGCCGACATCCCTATTCTGTGATTTTATTGGATGAAGTCGAAAAAGCCCATCCCGATGTTTTCAATATTTTATTACAACTTTTAGATGATGGAAGGCTTACGGATAATAAAGGAACTACGGTAGATTTCAAAAATACCATTATCATAATGACAAGTAATATTGGATCACATTTGATTGTAAATGAGATGGAAAAATCTGGGGGAGAATTAAATAACGAACAATATCTAACACTTCAAAATCAATTAGTCGATCAACTTAAACGAACCATTAGACCTGAGTTTTTGAATCGAGTAGATGACATAACCGTATTTCATCCACTAGGTAAACAACATATTCGGTCTATCGTTGATATACAATTAGCAAGAGTATATCAATTGCTAGAAAAAAATAATGTTTTTCTAACCATTCCAGATTCAGTAAAAAATTGGATTGCTGATCGGGGTTATGATCCAATTTATGGAGCCCGTCCTCTCAAACGTGTGATTCAACACAACATTACAAACGTTTTGGCAACAAAATTAATTATGAGGGAGAATGATGAAGCCATTGAATTTGAAGCTACCATTTCTAAAGATGGGCATTCAGTAGTCTTTACAGAAGTTATAAATAAACTTGAAAAGTGGATGAAGGTCTAACTGGCCATAATATAGATTTACTCATGTTTACCTAGTCATAAATCAATTAAGTATGATTGGGTTTGTTTAAGAATTTGGTGATAAAGTCGATACGTATAATAAATTTTAAGGGTCTAGGGAAGCAAACACCTCAGAGCGGATCCGCTCTGAGGTGTTTGCTTCCCTAGACCCTTAAAATTTATTATACGTATCGACTTTATCACCAAATTCTTAAACAAACCCAATCATACTTAATTGATTTATGACTAGGTAAACATGAGTAAATCTATATTATGGCCAGTTAGACCTTCATCCACTTTTCAAGTTTATTTATAACTTCTGTAAAGACTACTGAATGCCCATCTTTAGAAATGGTAGCTTCAAATTCAATGGCTTCATCATTCTCCCTCATAATTAATTTTGTTGCCAAAACGTTTGTAATGTTGTGTTGAATCACACGTTTGAGAGGACGGGCTCCATAAATTGGATCATAACCCCGATCAGCAATCCAATTTTTTACTGAATCTGGAATGGTTAGAAAAACATTATTTTTTTCTAGCAATTGATATACTCTTGCTAATTGTATATCAACGATAGACCGAATATGTTGTTTACCTAGTGGATGAAATACGGTTATGTCATCTACTCGATTCAAAAACTCAGGTCTAATGGTTCGTTTAAGTTGATCGACTAATTGATTTTGAAGTGTTAGATATTGTTCGTTATTTAATTCTCCCCCAGATTTTTCCATCTCATTTACAATCAAATGTGATCCAATATTACTTGTCATTATGATAATGGTATTTTTGAAATCTACCGTAGTTCCTTTATTATCCGTAAGCCTTCCATCATCTAAAAGTTGTAATAAAATATTGAAAACATCGGGATGGGCTTTTTCGACTTCATCCAATAAAATCACAGAATAGGGATGTCGGCGTGCCGCCTCTGTTAACTGTCCACCTTCGTCATACCCTACATATCCTGGGGGAGCACCCACTAATCTACTCACCGAATGTTTTTCCATGTATTCACTCATATCAATACGAATAAGGGCATTCGAATCATTAAATAGATATTCTGCAAGGGTTCGTGCTAACTCTGTTTTTCCTACACCAGTAGAACCTAGAAAAAAGAAAGAACCAATCGGTTTATCAACATCTTGCAAACCTGCTCTCGATCTTCTTACTGCGTTTGCCACAGCCTCAATTGCCTTATCTTGACCAATCAACCGTTTATGTAATTCTTCCTCTAATAGTAGAAGTTTTTGGCGCTCGGATTGCATCATTCTTGTAACTGGAATTCCTGTCCATCGGGCAACTATCTCAGCAATATCTTCTGTATCAACTTCTTCTTTTAGCAACGATTTTTTTTCTTGCATCTCATCGATAGCACATTGTGTACTTTTTAAGTCTTTTTCTAATTGAGCGATGGTACCATATCTTAGTTCAGCTACTTTTTCATAATTTCCTTCGCGCTCTGCCTTATCTGCCACATTTCGCGTTGTTTCTATTGCTTTTTTTAATTCTTGAGCTTTTTGAATAAGGTCTCTTTCTTGCTCCCATTGAACCCGCATTGCTTTTCGAGATTCCTCTAGGTTTGCAAGCTCTTTTTCGATTCCCTTAATTTTGGATTCATCTTTTTCTCTTTTCAATGCCTCCCTTTCAATTTCTAGCTGCCTAATTTGGCGTTCAATGGCGTCAAGCTCTTCTGGGAGGGAATCAATTTGCAGCCTTAATCTAGATGCTGATTCATCAATTAAATCAATCGCTTTATCTGGTAAAAAACGATCTGAAATATATCTGTGAGATAGTTCAGCTGCTGCTATGATAGCGGAATCAGTAATTCTAACTCCATGATGAACTTCATATCTCTCTTGTAATCCCCGCAGTATTGATACGGTGTCTTCTATGGTTGGTTCGCCCACCACTACGGTTTGTAATCTTCGTTCAAGTGCTTTGTCTTTTTCAATGTATTTTCTGTATTCGTCTAATGTGGTAGCTCCAATAGCATGCATTTCTCCACGGGCGAGTGCTGGTTTTAAAATATTAGCTGCGTCCATAGCCCCTTCACTAGCTCCAGCACCAACTAAGGTGTGTATTTCATCAATAAATAAAATGACTTCACCATCCAATTCCGTTACTTCTTTAACAACCGCTTTTAGTCGTTCTTCAAATTCTCCACGAAACTTTGTTCCAGCAACCAATGCGCCCATGTCAAGTGCAAGAATCCTCTTACTCTTTAATCCCTCTGGCACATC